ATACTAAGAGTCAAATTTATGACATTTGCAAATCTAAAAAAACAATCTCGCCTTGGTAGCTTGACCTCCAAGTTGACCACCGAGATAGAGAAAATGAACAGCAAAGGCACAAGCGGTGCCGACGACAGACTATGGAAACTAGAGGTCGATAAAGCAGGTAACGGTTATGCTGTCATCCGTTTCCTACCTGCTCCTGACGGAGAAGAATTACCATGGGCAAAGGTATGGTCACATGCCTTTCAAGGACCAGGTGGTTGGTACATAGAGAACAGTCTTACTACTCTTGGTGGTAAAGATCCAGTATCTGAGTACAATCGTTTGCTATGGAACAGTGGCAACGATGCAGACAAAGACCTTGCACGTAAGCAGAAGAGGAAACTTACATACATCAGTAACATCTATGTTGTGAAAGATCCTACTAACCCAGACAATGAGGGTAAAGTATTCCTATACAAGTTTGGTAAGAAGATCTTTGACAAACTCACAGCAGCAATGCAACCTGAGTTTGAGGACGAGGAAGCAATCGATCCATTTGATTTCTGGAAGGGTGCTAACTTCAAGTTGAAAGCAAAGAACGTTGCAGGTTATCGTAACTACGATTCATCTGAGTTCTCTGCTACCAGTGCACTCCTTGATGATGACGATGCTCTTGAAGCGATCTGGAAGAAGCAATACTCTCTTGAAGAGTTCACTGCTGCTGATCAGTTCAAATCATATGCTGATCTTGAAAAGAGATTGAACAGTGTGTTGAACACATCACGTCCACCAGTAGCACCAGAGGTTGCAACTGAAGAGGAAGAGATTGTAACTGCACCACCAGAACCAGTGACTGCAAGTGCATCTACTGATGATGATGCCCTATCATACTTTCAGCGTCTAGCAGAAGAGTAATGGAATACGTCTCATTTGAAGAGACAATCGGAGTCTACGATGGAGATCAATCTGTCGTAGACTCTTGTTTATCTTACGTATATGATCTACAAAAGGTCTGCCCAGAGTCAGATGGCAACTCAAACTATGGTGGTTGGCAGAAGGACATAGACCACCCCATCAAAGAAGTAATTCTAAGAGAGTTCAAAAAATATATCAAGCACTACATGATAGAAGAACCCTATTGGGTTGACTTCACCAAATTATTTTGCAATATAAACCCCACTGGTGCATCAAACACAATGCATCATCATACTGTGGGTGAGTTTAGTGGTGCCTTCTGGTTGAAAGCAAACGAAAACTCAGGTGATCTTATTGTCATGAACCCATACCCTAATAAGATGATGAATACCTGCACGATAGCGAAGAGAGACTATAATGCTATGTACTTCACACCTCAAACTAATAGGGGACTATTTTTCAACAGCAACCTCATACACTACGTAGATGTGAACAGGTCACAGGAAGACAGGGTATCTATTGCATATCACATCGGAGTGCATTATCTGTAGGGAAAAACGACCTTTGATTACCAAAAAACGGGAAAAAAAATTCGGGGCAAAAATTGCTCTTAAGGTTTTTTAGCGAGGTTCTACTATTCTCAAATTATCGCCTTTTTTGAGTTTTCTGTTTACATATTGAGAACTATCAGTATAAGTCATTATCTCTCTCATATCATTTATAACAACGCTTACGTATTCTGGTTTTATCACATATATTGACCTTTTGGCATCATTTTTCTCAATCTCATATTGTAGATTAGAAACTGATATTACTTCATTTATATTATACTCTACATTGTTATATGAGTAAGAAAATGTAAAATTAGAATCTACCTCTAATCCAGCTTGCAGAATCAATATTCCATCTGGTCTTCTAATTTCTTTTGTCTCGTAATGGTGTATTTGTCCTAATTGCACAGGATCATACTTATTATCCAAATACCTTTGAAAATCATATTGACTCATTGGCCACTCATCTCTTATATTGATAATATTGTTGGATAGCAAAACAACCCAATCAAGTTCCTCATCTCCATATATTTCAAATGCCACGTTATCTGGTCTATCATCACCAGTGATTCTAAATTTATTGAATGCTGTGACATTTTGAAAAAAGTCTTCACGGACTTTACCCCTTTTGAAGAGGTTTTTGACAACTATGGTATCATAACTTGAATTACGCTTACTTGAAAAAGATGGTAACTCAACATTTGGGAATAGATCGAAATATGCCATTAGAATCCTATGTCTGAATCTGAAATTGAATTTTGTTCACCTGTGATGTTTGTTCCAAGATCCTCTAAACTTGGATCTCTTACAAAACCAGTTCTCTCAGCAGCATAATCATCTCTGAATATAGGTGTCAATTCATTGAATGTTAGTGCCATTGTGCTTCTAACTGGTTGTGAAAATGCCTTTGAATCATCATAACTCTGATATGTGTTATCAGGAGTAAAATCAATCTGACATGATGTAAGAGCACATATCTTGATTATATTCAAACCCTTGATTCTTCTACTTTTATTCATATATGCAATTCTGAAAACATTAGGAGATCCTAAAAACAAAGATTGTGGTCTTGCACCTGTAGCACCACTCCTTGATGGTAACATACCTTGTTTGAACCATCTCTGTATTTTTCTGACAATTTCTGCCTCTGATGGTGAGTTTGGAGCAAAATCAAAAGCGAAAGAGAAGGTTCTGAGTTGTGGTCCTCCAAATAATAATTCTAAATTAGGATTTATTGCAGCACCTGTTTGTCTTGTGATAAATTGATCAATATCGACGTTTATATTCAATTGTGATAATACAGCTTTTGCTAAAGTTGCACTAAGAATAGAACCTGCATCTGGATTATTGGGATCGGGTGATTGTATATCCTCTTTGATTTCATTTAGTGTATTACCAGCACCTTTGACACCTTTTCTTGCTAATTCTGCTACATCAAATTTCTTTAGTTGATCTCGTATTGTATTATTTGCAGAAGTGAACCCTGCAAGTTCTACAGAGTTTGCTCTTGCTTCTCCCCAACTGACTCCATTACTTACACCCAATTTGTTTGGAATTGGTAAGGTGCATGATCCAAATCGTTCCTTTATATTGTTTGATCTTCTAACACCAAATCCTATAACTTGATCTACTGTATTCATCGCTTCAGTTTCACCATTCATTTTCTTACCACGATCTGTCAACCTATCACCTGTAGTTGGATTTGGTGGTAAGTAAGCAAATTGCTCAATGTATATGTAATCTTGAGACTCGCTGCCATCACCTTTCAACATATCCTCAGGATAAACCAAATTCTCATTTTTTACTTGTGGTGCTTTGAATTCTTCTGGTTCATTATTATTTTCCTCTGCAATTCCCCCCACAATACCATCATCATTGATATCTTCTCTAAAAGAGTTTTCAAGAGCACCTTCCAGAGTGTTATTCTTATTGTCTAATATTTTCTCGGTGAAAACTTCTGCATCTCCACCATTCGCTGTAATTTCTTCTTTCGTATCATTTATTATCTTTTCATATGCTTCTTTTACCACACCATCTTTGTCTTCTATGATAGCTTTCTCTAATTCTTTACTAACGGGTTTATCAATCAAATGAGTCTCTCTAGGAAAGGCACTAAAGTCCGAAGTCAATGAACCAATAAAATTTCTTAGTTTATCTGGTTGTTTAGTAGTAAATTTTGGTTTTCCTGTATTTCCATTCAAATCAATATCCACAACCATTTTTACCTCTTCTCCATTTATGGTTATGGTTGTTTCCTTGGTAAGTTCACCACCAGGTTTAATTGGTGATAATGTATGACTGCTCATTTTATCATTCTCCTTATCTTTTGATTTGTCAATGGCAATTCAATACTTCCTATATCTCTTACAAACTTTTCAAGACGCATTCCTAGTGCCTTATCTACATCATCACCTTTTAGTTGTAGGAACATGCCTTTTACATAAGATCTTAGGTATTTATTGAATCCTGGCAACTTAGTATAATCTTGATCTGCGAGAATGTAGTCAAGTACGCCCGATCTGTTTGATGGTTTTGTGTAGTGTAAGTTTACACCGTAAAAAGCATTACTCTCCATAGCAACGATATAAGTCATTGGATTTCTATCGTAAAAAGGTAATTGTTGTGCATATTTGGCACTATATTGATACAATAATACTTCACCTATTATAGGTTGTCCGACTACCTGTGATGTTGGGAATACGTTACTATATTCCAAGTTCTTTCTCCGTCAGTATTTGAAACTGCCACTTGCGATCCTTGCAAAAGTCCTCTGCTGCTTGCCACTTTGCTTGATTAGTGGCATATGTGAAGACCTCTGACACGTATTTTTTTGTTCTTCTCTTCTGCATCTTGGGTTCTCTGACTTGTTTTGCAGGTTTGATTTCTATTACTTTTTCTTGAAAATTACCCTTTACATCCTTGTATTTGACATAGAAGTCAGGGAAATACCTATGTATTCTATTATCTACAGGTGATCTATATGGTATCACAATCTCTTCTGATGACCATTTTACTATGCTTTTATTAGTATCGCAATATTGCATAAATTTCAGTTCCCATGATGACCTATAGATGACTTCTCGGAAGTCACCTTTATATTTTTTGTAGTTTTTAGGTCTGAACTTACCCTTATATGACATACATAGTATGTAATCATCATATATTTAGATGGCACAGAGGTCAGAGGCGTTTAGATCAGGGAGATTTTATTTACCAACTGTCGAATTGACAAAAGGTACAGGTAAACAAGCACCTGGAATACCAGCATTTAATAATAATTACGATGTAAGTATAAATTTTGATAAAGCACAGGGTGGATTGAAGTCATTTATAAATCAACATGGATTTTTTGATCAGAATAATCCAGGTTCAGATCTTGCATTGTATTGTTCTGAAGCGGTATTACCAGGTTCAGACATAAGCACAGCACAGGTGAGGGGACTAAGGCAAGGTATAACACAGAAATATGCCACATATAGAGAATATCCAGATGTAATATTGACTTACTATGCACAAACAGATTATTACACAAATGATGTATTCAATGCGTGGATGGAGTTTATTTCACCTACGAGTGGTAGGGATAATCCCGCATTCAGGAGAATGAAGTATCCTCAGACATATAAGTGCGATATGGAGATAACAGCATTCAGTAAGGATACTACTTCAGAATTTTCAAAAATGAATAGGACGAGTAGATTCAGTACTCAACTACCAAGTAGTATTACTTACAAGTTGATAAATGTATTTCCTAGTAGTATAATTGCTGCACCTTTAGCATATGGAAGACCAGAATTGGTAAAGACCACAATATCATTCACGTATGATCAATACTTTATTGACAGGAACTCAAGAGTTGGAGGCATACTAGAAGAGAGTAGAGAATATGACCGTGTGTTAGGAGCAAGTCCCCCTAGAAATGATTTTGAAACTGGTAGGGGAGGAACTCGTGCTTCAACTGATAGTCAGGGAAGAGATTTTGATGATCCAGAGTTCGGAACATGAATTAAATTTGCCCACTAAATAAATACACTGAATCAAATAATATTATGCCTTTACCAAAGGTCGTTGCACCTACATTTGAATTGCAACTTATATCATCAAGTAAAAAAGTAAAGTATAGACCCTTTCTGGTGAAAGAGGAGAAAGTTTTACTCATTGCACTTGAAAATGGATCTGATGCAGATATCAGTGCAACACTCAAAAGTGTACTGAAATCTTGCATACAAACTCGTGGTATTGATGTTGAAAAACTACCGAGTTTTGAATTAGAGTATTTGTTTTTGAACATTAGAGGAAAATCAATAGGTGAGTCTGTTGATTTACTTGTTACATGTCAAGATGATGGCGTAACTAAAGTTCCTCTTACAATAAAATTATCAGACATCAAACTTGAAGTTCCAGATGGACACAGTGATATGATAAAACTTGACGGTGATATCAATATCAAAATGAAGTATCCATCAATGCAACAATTTTTAGATAATAATTTTATTGCAGGTGAGGAAGACGGTGCTAAAAGAATTGATCGAGCATTTGATGCTGTGGTTGAGTGTATAGACACCATCTTTACCATTGATGAGGCATGGAGTGCAGAAGACTGTACAAAAAAAGAATTGATGAAGTTTATTGAGCAATTGAATTCTCAGCAATTTGCATTGATAGAGAACTTTTTTGCAACTATGCCAAAGTTACAGTACAAGGGTACAGTTCATAATCCCAAAACTAAAAAAGATTCTGAAGTCCTAATTGAGGGTTTATCGAATTTTTTCGCATAATGCTATATCACACCAGTATTGATTCGTATATGGAGACTAATTTTTCTCTTATGCAGCATCATAACTGGTCACTAAGTGATATTGAAAATATGTTACCTTGGGAAAAGGATGTTTATGTAAATTATCTTGTGAAGTATCTTGAGAAACAGAAATTAGAAGCACAACAAGCACAAAACGCTAATGCAAACGCCTGGTAGACAGACTCAACCCCAAACACCTATGATTTCGATAGGTCGTAGGATGGAGGGTAGTCTTGACAGGATGTTGCAAAGGGCAACAGAGGGAGCGAAGGATATTGAAAGACCAAGAGTATTGTCTCTTGGTAAAGTCATCTCACAATTAGATACTATTGGTGGTAGTATGAATGAGATGAGAAATCAGATAAGAAACGATATAAAGGTAAAGCAACAATTTTATAGAGAAGAATCAAAGATACTAAAAAAAGATTCTGATAATTTAGAGGGTATAAGTTCAAAGTTACTAAGAGGAGCATTAGGTGGTATAACTGCAGGTGTAGCAGCTTCACAATTTGCAGAGGGAGATATAAAGGGTGGACTAACTACTGCAGGGATAGCGTCTTTACTTCTAGCACCTGAAATTATAGAAGTCCTATCGGGTGGTATAATTCAATCACTTGCAGTAAAAGGTTTGATTGGCGGTGGCAAAGGAGCACCAGTTGCAGGTTTAGGACAAAATATAGGAAGAGCATCTAGGTTCAAAAATCCTCTATTGATGACTGCTGCTCTTGCTGCAGGTTTGATATTACCTTCTTTGGTAAGAGGGCAAGAAAATAGTGATCAAAGAAGATTAGAACTTACTAGAAGAAAAGTTGGTGGTCCTGAGATAATGAATAGAGGTGATGTCAATAGATTTAGAGGTCAACTCTCAAGGTTTGAAGGAATATTAGACAACATTAGTAGGGAAAGTACAAGGAGAGGAGTTGGAAATGTAATGCCGATTGAACAACCAGAACAACTCATTCCAGCAGAGGGTTTGCCAAGAGAAGAGACAAAAAATCAAGCACTTGATTTTCTTGATGTTATCAGAAACAAAAATGAACGTAAAGAGGGTAAAAACCAATGGTGGGATTTCTTTGATGTATTCCGTAATCCAACTAGCAAGGATAAAGAGAATGTAGTAAAACTTGAACAAGAAGTCGATAAAGAGACTAATCTGATCAGTTTAGAAATTGATAATTCAAAAGAAGAAAAAAATAAGATAGAAGACAATAGTACAGAGGTTGCTGCTAATTTTGTAACTGAAAATCAAAATTTCTTTGGTGACCAAATTTCACAAACTGTTGAATCAAATATAGATCTTGCTGATATAATAGCAAAATTAGATGTGGGGCAGATAAGATCTGATATAAAAAATCAAAATACATCAGGACAGAATACTAATATAGTGAATCTAGGTGGTGGTAATCAAGAGACAACACAGTCATCATCAGGTTTTTCTGGCAATTCTGCAGTGCCTTCAAGTGTTTTTGTATCCACGAAATTTAATACAAGTGGTGGAGCAATTGATAAGTTTGAAGCAGCGTCATCACTTAGATCTTATGGTGCATTCTCATGATGATTGAAAGAAAAGTAAGAGATGTATCAAAGATAACTCGAAGAGCAACAATATTTTTATCTAATGAACTACGTAGTAGTATTAGAATAGAGAGTAAACTTATATCAAATTCACTACGAACTAAAAAGAAGATCGTAGAAGAAAGAAATCGTACACTAAAAGCGTTATACAAGAGCAGTATAGAAGACAAAAAACGTAAAAAAGGAGTCGGGACACTTGGACTTCTAGGTGGAGGATTGTTAGGTAGAGGATTACGACGTGGAAGAATCCCTAAGATATCAAGGATTCGCACAACACCTGTATCTAGGATAGGTAGAGTAGGTAGATTAGGAAGGTTTGGTAGAATAGGTCCTCTTGCTGTTTTAGGCACAGGATTAGACTTTGTAGGTAGAAAAGCAGAAGGACAAACTAATTTACAAGCAGGTCTAGGTGCAGGTGGTGGACTTGCAGGTGCATTAGCAGGTGGTAAGTATGGTGCTATCTTAGGAACCGCCATTGGAGGACCTGTCGGTACAGTAATAGGTGGTATTGGTGGTAGTATCATAGGAGGACTAGCAGGTGGTAAATTAGCAGATATATTCTCTGGTGCTGATAGAAGGAGAAAATTTGAAATACAGAGAACTTTACTCTCCACTGAAAAAACATTGTTCTCCTCTGCTTTGGATGATCTTGACAGAGTGTTGGATAAATTTGATATCCGATTTCCTGATGAGGGTGCTCTTGTTGCGAAAAAAAGTGATGACGATCAACCAAGACCTGTATTTGTATTACCTAGAAAACCAACAGATCTTTTTGGAAAAGAGGTAACGCAGAAGAGTAATGCGAGATTGATTGGTGAAGAAATTGCCAAATACGCTGCTATTGCAGGTATAGTATTCCTTCTAATACCATCAGATCCTTCAGATATAGTAGCTACCGCACCATTGTCAGTCAAATTGATGAAGTTGGTGAAATCAACTAGGTTGTTTAGATTATTGAAGAAACCACCAAAGGTAGATCTCAAGAAATTAGAGAAAATTGATGACTTTGATGAGTTGATACCAGGCGTTGATATACCTGGTATATCAGAGAAGGGTATAAGAATAAGAGCACAGGCATTGTTGAAGAAAATCAATCCAAATATCAAACTTGACAATGTGCCAACTAAAAAACCCAGTCTAAAAGATTTACTCAAGAAAGAGAAGCAATTGCAAGATAAACTTTATCAAATCATAAAAAATGCATCTCCTGAAAAAGCACAGGAAATACTACAAAAATTCATAAAAGAAGGGAAACTACCTAGGTCTATACAAAAGAAAGGTGACGTAAAAGTAAATGTGGATAGAGCATTTCCGTCTGGTTCGCCAGATATGACTGGCACAAATGCTAGTCCTCTTGGAGGTTCTAAAAATTTTGGTGGTGGAACTCCACTATCAATGAATGAATCATCTAGTAATGATATTGCTCTAGCACCTACAAATAACATATTTCTTATAAATCAGGGTAAACAAGAGGAGCGACCAATTATAATTCAAGGTGGTGAAACCATTGTAACAAGTGGATCTAAGCAAAATACCTTTGATAATGCAACTAAATATGCTGAGATAACAGCACTGATGACAGTATGAATAAACAGGTCATCTGGACAAAAGGTCATAAGATAAAAGACTTCTTTCTTTTCCCTCGTGGGGAGAGAGGAGGTGACTATGTAAATTTATTAGGTCAGATAGGATTTGTAAAATATTATGAGGATGTAATTGATCCTTCAATCCATGTAGAAATAAGTGTAGTAGATCCTTTTGGTATTATAAATCAAGCACCAGTAAGGAGTGGGTCTGAAGTAAGTTTGAAAATGGAACACCCAAGTCAAGAGGATCCAATTGAACTAAAACTCATAGTGACTAATATAGTTGGACATTTGATAGATCAAAAAAGAGAAGTCTATACTTTAGTATGTGAAACGATAGGTGCATTGTCTAATCACACAACAAGGGTATTCAAGAAATATACTGGATCTATTACAGTGTCAGTAAGTGACATAATAAATGAAAAGATAAAAGGAAATATAAATTCTGTAGACACTACCTCAAATACTCTTGATTTTTATGGTAATTACAGAAGACCATTCAAAGTGATAGCAGATCTTTGTAGAAAATCAATTTTTAGAGCAGATGGAGCAAAAGAAGGAGACGAAGGAAGTGCTGGATTCTTATTTTGGGAATCACAAGATGGATATAACTTCAGAAGTATTGACTCTATATTCAGTGATGACGCTAAACATACTTATAGTATGACTCCAATCAAAGGTGGGTTGGAACTTGAAAATAATTTTATGCTGGCATCTGAACCAAAAATGAGAGAGAGTCATGATATCATAAAAAAATTGAGAAGTGGAACCTTCAGCACAGCTAATTGGTATTACGATGTTCTCACAAGAAAGGTAACCTTTCATAATTTCAACTATAATGATCATATAGTCAAAGCAAACGAGGAAGTTCCAATTTATGACGGTCCTTTTTCTAGAATTATGTTATCGACACTAGATCAAGGAACTACAAATAAGGATGCAGATGGTGTTGACACTTTGACACCACAAAAGCAAGCAGAATTTCAAGCACAAGCAAGTGCAAGATACTCTGCTCTGTTTTCACAAATCATTGATATCACTGTTCCTATGAATGTTTCATTGAGAGCAGGTGATGTCTTAGATATTCAGTTTCCTAACATAAATACTGATAAGAAGACAGAAAAGAATTCACCCGAATCTGGCAAATATATGATTGCTAGATTATCACATGAATTTGGTAATCCAGACGGTGATTTCACTGGACTTTCTTTAGTTAGAGACTCATTTACCCCCCACGAGTAACATGAAAACTATCGAAGATCACATCGCAAAGGATAAAGAAATCCTTGCAAATCCTCAGACATCTGAACCCATGAGAAGACACATGGTTGAAGAATTACATGAACTTGAGGTATACGAAGAGCATCACCATGATGAGATTGAAGCAGGTGATCATCACGATCCTAATGCTTTAGAATTATTCTGTGAGATGCACCCTGATGAACCAGAGTGCTTGGTATATGACGACTGATGCTTGAAACACGCCACTCTAATGTTGAATTCCTTGGTAAGGATGGCTTCCACTGGTTTATTGCACAGGTAGCCCCTGATAAAGTGTGGCGTGATAAAAACAATCAGAATTTTGACAACGGATTTAGAGCAAAGATTAGAATACTAGGACATCATCCTGGTGAAAATGAAGACGAGGGTGGCATATCAGACGAAAATTTGCCTTGGGCACATTTCTTGGTATCACCTCAGTTTGGTGCAGGTAATAATTATACAGGTACATCCTTTGCTTTGCAAGGTGGAGAGATGGTTATTGGTTTCTTCCTTGACGGGGAAGAGGGACAACAACCAGTGGTCATTGGATCTTTCTATGCCAATTATAATATAGAAGACCTTACATCATATAAAGAAGCATTAGAAAAAGGGACAACAGGATTCAAGGCATTAGAGATTGATCCAAACATAGAATATGGTGATCATATACAAATACAAAAGCAAGAGAAGATACTACAGTCAGGTGGTGTTGTCGACAGTAATGAAGAGGTATTAGATGAGAATAAAGAAAAAAAGAAAGTAATAGAAGAACACTTTGATAACAAATCATATCACGTACCAAAACCAGAAATATGCACTGATCCAAGCAAAAAATCAGGTGGCATATCAAAGACCTTACAAAAATTCTTTGACAAAGTAAATGAGTTAGATCAATTTTCAGATGGATGGATTGATCCTGTATTGAATAAAATTGTTGACATGGATGAACTCATAGATGATGCGTCACAAGAAGTTTCTCAGGCAATGAGTGGTATTATACGTGGTGCTAGATTCAAAATGTTTGAGGAAATAAATGAAGCGGTTGATGACGTAGTTGATTTCCTCACACCAGATTTTCTTGAGAAAAGTATTGAGACAAAGAAAAAAAAGGATGAAATATTTTGTGCAATAGAAAATATTCTAAATGGTCTCAAGAATGTGGTTGGTGATTTTCTCAAAGGACTCATAGGAAATATTTTGAATGCACCATTGTGTGCTGCAGAACAATTTTTATCTGGTCTGATGTCCAAATTGACCATGGATATACAAAATATGATTGCACCTCTTCTTAGTGGGTTGAGTAAGTTCACAGGTAAAGCGATGCCTGATTTCAAAAGCATGATGACAAAAGCGATGGAAATGACAGCAGCAGCGTTAGCATTATTTGAGTGTGAAGATCAAAAGTGTGATGCAGACCCTGCAGACTTCCTCACAAACATAGGTCCTGACAAGAAGAAGAAGATGGATAAAAAAGGTCTACTAAGTAAGTTCACACAACTGAGTGGAAGTAAGTTAGTGGGAGGAATTTCAAATTTACCTGGTTTAGCATTCCCTAATTCTGTAATAGGTGATACTGTTGGTTCATTTAGTGGTGGATCTCCCCTTGAGGGATTAGTGGGTGGTTGTAATGTTTCAAGTAAACAATGTGGACCTCCACGTATAGAAATTTTTGGTGGTGGTGGTTTTGGTGCTGTTGCTGATGCTGTCATAAATGAGACAGGAAAGATAATAGGAGTGAATATGAAAGATATGGGGTTTGGTTATACTGAAGCACCCTATGTTACCATGATAGACGACTGTAACAATGGTAAGGGAGCAACAGGTATAGCATGTATGGATGGTGATATGGTTATGAACATTTGTATACTAGATCCTGGTGGTGGTTATCTTTCAGAAGGTGTATCTGATTCCGAGGGTGTTGACGTAATAGGTGAGATTATTGATGTAACCATTATATCAACTGGTTCAGGTTATGAAGATGGTGACCTTGTTGTGAGTGAGTCAGGACAGGCATTGACTCCAATCATAGAAGATGGTAGAATAGTGGGAGTCAAAGGGAAAATTGACCAAGGACTCACAGATATACCAAAACTAACAGTTCAGACAAATACAGGTTTTGGTGCTAAATTACTTCCCGTAACTAGATTTGTGAAACGTGAAGAGTACACTGATCCAGTCGTACCAGAAGCAGAATTAGTTACTGTCATAAGTTGCCCTAGATTTTATTAATTATGACAAAAAAGACACAATATCAAATACAATTAGACAGTGGAAAATTAGGTTATGATGCACATCTTGTAAAACCACTTATAAATGAACAGTATTTCATAATACCTAAAGATCAAGCACTGAAAGAATTAGCTAAGTGGAGAGATATTACTAAGACCACAAACGAACGTACGTATCCATTTCATAAAAAAATCAATAAAGCGATATATGCAAAGATATATGGTGGATATGGAGAAGATACAGGAGGAGTTCTACCTGGCACGAAAGAATATTATGAAACTGAATTTCCTGGTGGGGCAAACTTAGCGAGAGGTGGCATAGCAATGTCACCAAAAGAAGCACGAGAACAAATGCTTCTCAAGACTAAGGTCGTGAGTAATAATGAAGAAATTGAAGAATTCAACAGAGAAGTTGCCGAAATAAAATCAGAAGTGCCATTGACAGGGGGAGGTATACTATCAGGAGTTTCTGCTCTTGCCACAAATACAGATGATACACCTACCATAGTCGAAGCTGTGACAGATGGAGCACCAGTTACAGCAGATAAACCTCCAGAAGGAACAAAAGTACCACCTATCATCATTCAACACTCAGAGTGTGGTCACCTTACTTTCGGTGATGAAAAGGATGGTAAGTCGCAGAGACCAAGAGACGTTGGTCTTTATGGAGGGGATAGTCAAAAACTAAGATTGTTTAGAGATGGTGGATTTGAATTATGCTCTAGTGAAAGTCAAGGTGCCAATAAGCAAAAAGGATCACTAATCAATCAGGTTTGTAATAATGGTTTTCTCACTATCAATTCAGAGGGAGACATCACAATCAGAGCAAAAAACAAATTGATTCTGAAAGCAGACCAGATTGAAATAGAGGCAGACAATGCGAGTGAGGATGGTGTCACTATCATAGCGGAGCACGATATCAAACTCAGAGCAAATAATAATACCATCATAACATCAGATAATGTTACGATAGATGCAAAGGAAAGAATTGTTTCACATTCTGAAGGATGGACGATTTTAATTGGTCAATGTATTAGACTACATGAACCACAAACAAAGATGTGCCCTGCTTTTATGCGTGAATATATAGAGGGGCAAATCAAAACATTGAAGAATTAATTATGGCACAAATGAGAGACCTTGACGCAGGTAAGGTTTACATAGGACCTGAAGCTCCGAAGGATGATAGGTCAAGAACTACATTGAATGGTGATAAACAATATGAAGGGACATTTGCAGCAACAGGACCTGCGTTTGTAGGAGGTCATAGTCCAGATGCAAAAGGTGTGGTCAACATCGGCACAGACGCTGCTGATTTCAAACCAAATGTTACAAGTCGTGCAGTTGATATTGAGGGTGATGTCAAAATTGTGACAGAGGGTGGCACTGCACTCGACATTGAAGGTAACACTGTACAAACAGGTAATTTAGAACAAACAGGTGATATAGATCTCACAGGAAACTATACATCAAGTGGTGCCATTACAATAAGTGGTAAAGTTACATGTGGTAGTTTGGCAAGTGGATTACCAAAAGCATTTGACATACCACATCCTAACATAGAAGGATATAGATTACATCATGCATGTCCAGAAGGACCTGAGGCAGCGATATATGTAAGAGGTAAGGTGAGTATTGATGGTATTATAGAACTACCAGACTACTGGCAGAACTTTGTTGATAAGGAAACAATCACAGTTCATCTTACACCTATAGGGTCATATCAAGAATTGTTTGTAGATCGTATTGAATATGGTAAGAGAGTATATGTCAAGAATCAAGCAGGTGGCAAGATAGATGCATATTATCAGGTGTGGGCAAACAGAGCAGATGTATCATTTGATGTTGAGTATCCAGAGTCTGACGATCATGCACAATACCGCACGACTGATATTTGACTTTGAGCACAGGTGTGCTATCATGGAGGGAGTTACTAAAAAATCTATGTTCGCTCCTGATCAAGTTGTAGACCGTCTTGAAATTTG